ACCTGCTCGGACGACCATTTCAGCTGTTCGACGAGCTGGCTATCGCGCGCCGTCACCGACATCGGCTCAAATTTCAGGCCGCTCCCCAGCACGGCGACGCGGCCATAGTTCTCGCCGGTGAACTTCTTTTCCCACTCGGTCTTGAGCCGCGCGACATCGGCATCGTCGATATTGTTGGGCGCCGTCAGGATGCCGCTGGGATTGGCGTTGTTACGGAACAGCCGGACGGACTGCTGCTGGATGTTGAGGCCCTGCGTCGCCGCCAGGGCCGCGGCATGGATCGGCGCCACACCGACCAGAGGATGGCCGAGGCAGTTGAAGCGATCGTGGATGATCTCGCTGGCCGGCACGGTGATCTGCTGCGGCAAGCCGTTCAGTTCGTCGGTGTAGAGCTGGTAGAACACGCTGCCGTCGGACGCGACGAGGGGCTGCACTCGCGTCGGGTCGAGCACGTACAGGGCGACCACAATGCGGCGCTCGTCCCGTTCCTTCAGCGCATAGGTGTTTCCCTTGTGCAGCTTCGAAAGAAACCACGATTCCCAGAACTGATTGCGGGTCTGGTAGTGGTTCGGCTTCCGCAGCACCGGGCTAAAGGCCGGATTCACGGTCTCGATCCAGATGTCATCCGGCGTCTTCTGGATCAACCGGACCGAAAGTTTGGCGATGTCACGCGCGATCAGGGTCACGCAGGCGAAGTTAGCGTAGTAGCCGGACGCCGTGGCGGCATTTACCTCGATGTTGCGCTGCCAGTTGCCCGTATCGGCCTCGCGGATGATCGGGAACCACCCGCCGCTCCCGGCGCTTGGCACCTGATAGGTCTTGCGGCGGAACAACCCGCGGACGCGATCAAGCATCGACATGCGCGCCCCTTTCCATTGCCGGGTAGTGCCGCGCGACCAGCGGGTCGTCGACTTCCCATGGCTTGCCGACGCCGCCGGCAAAGAACACGACGCGCGCCCGATCGACGGGCCTCGACGGGCGCCAGAAATGGACGCCATCGGTGGCGGTCCACGTCTTCTCGTTCGGGATCGACGCTGCCAGCCAGGCCTGATCCGAACCGAGATGCGCGAGCCCGGCGCGGACGGCGCGCTCCGGCGTGAAGGTGTCGTAGACCTGCGGCCGCGAGCCCAGCCGAAGCAGGATCATCGATCCATTGTAGCGGCGGCTGGCCGAAGTGCCCTTCGTGATCCGGAAGTCGTCGGCGATATCGAACAGAGGGTCGAGCGAGTCTGCGATCACACAGTCGAGATCCATGGAAACGATGCGCTCGGCGTGAAGCCAGTCGGCGGCATCGCGCTTGAACATGGCCAGCCGGCGAAGGCACTGCGGCTTCCGTGCGCCCCAGGTTGGCAGGCGGACGTCGAGGAAGTCTCCCGGCGGCGGGATCACCCGGATATGCGGGGCAATCCCGGCCGGCGTTGCGGTCACTACGGCAATCTCATGCTTAAGCGTCAGATGGCGGGCCACCATCGCAGCCCAGGCATTGACATGGCCCGCGGTGTACGTCGTCCGGCCTCCGGGTTGAGCCCAGAGCCAGGTCAAGACTGTCAGCATCAGACGCTGAGGAATTCCGGGCGGTGCAGCCGGACCCAGTCAAAGAACATCGCCTTCTGCGGCCCGCCGCGGAAATGCAGCACATGGGCCTCGGCGTAGGGCTCCTCGGCCGACAACGGCCGCTCGTTCCAGATCGGTTCCGGCAGGAAGCGCACCGTCAGACCACAGCGCTCTTCCTTGCCCCAGAGATCCTTGGGCCGCGGGCGAAGGACCCGCTCCCATGACGCCATGTCGTCGCATGTCGTCGCCGGGAAAGCGCGGGTGCCGTGGGCGACGCGATCAAACAGCAGGATCAACTTCTCGCGGCTGGCGGCCGGAACCCAAACGAACCCGTTCATGATCCAGAGCTTGCGATGCGGGAACGTGCAGATCGACAGATCGGCGGGCCGCAGGAACGGACGGAAGTCGTGAAGGACCAGGCAGTCGGCGCCGACGAAGACGGTGTCGTCGTTGCGATACCGCCCTTCCCTCACCCACATCGCTTGAGCCGCCGTCGTGGCCCGCAGGAGATTGCGCGGCAGGTCCGATTCGAAGCGCTCCATATCCTCCGGCAGCATCCGGGATGAGGCCATATCCGTCAGCACGACGTGCCGCATGCCGGCGGCGCGGCAGGACCGGTCGAGGATCTTGAGCATGCCGATATAGTCGGCGGCGTCGGGAAAGTCGGCGGGCCTGTGGACCCAGAAGCTGCAAACCGTCGTCGGCGTCATGCGAGCCCCTGTCTCTTCGCCCAGGCGAACATCATCTTTTTCCGCTGCCGGCCCCTGAAGTGCAGCAAGACGGCATCCTTGCAGGGATCGCCCGGCCAGCGGGGGCAGTCGTTGAACCGGCGCATCGGCAGGAACGCGACGCGGAGACCGGCGCGGTCATGGAGACCGGGCACCAGCGGCACCGGGGCCAGCTCAGCCACCAGCGCCTTTTGGTCGTCGCGCCAAGTTTCGCCGCAGCGGGAGGCGACGCGGCGATAGAGCGGTGCCGCCCTCTCGGCGGCGTGGCCGCGGATGAACTGGAAGCCGTTGTTGATGGCGTCCAAAAGCACACTCGACTTTCGCGCCGTGACGCAGAGGTCGGCATCGGCTGGCAGGTGCGGCCGCGGGTCGGCCAGCAGGATCGAGTCGGCGCCAACGAACAGCGTGTCGCCGTCCGGCCGGCATTCGAAATAGCGCGCCTGCGCTTCGGTGCAGGCCTGCATCAGAGGTGACGGCAGTGGGGCAATCCAGGCCTCGACGCCCAGTGGCCAGAGCCCGGAGTCGACGGTCTTGCGATCGGTCAGGACGACGTGGCGGAAGCCGAGGCGGTCACAGGACGCCTGCAATATCCGCAACATCGACGGATAGTCGGCGGCCTTCGGGTGCTCCTCTCGGCGCTCGACGTAGAAGGACGCGACGGTGAGGCTCAACCGAAGCACCGCCAAAGTTGCCGCGCCCACCAGCCCGTTGGCGGCGTTGTAGCCCTGATATAGGCCGTGCACTGATCGGCCTTGGCACACTCATCGAGCGTACGACAGCCCACGCAATGATCGTATGGAGGCGGCGGAGGACTTCCCGCCTTGAGGGGCGGCAGTCCGGCCACGGCGCGGCTGGTATAATCCGCGCCGCGCAAATCGCCCCGCACCCCCGGCGCCATGATCGTTGCCCCAGCCGGGACATCCTTCGTCACCAGCGCGCCGGCGCCGATGATGGCCCCGTCGCCGATGGTGATGCCCGGCAGCAGGATCGCCCCGACGCCGACGAAGACGAACTCGCCAATGGTGATGCCGGCCTGGCCGCGGTCCTGATAGTCGGCGAGATCGTGACGCGCGACCTGGCTGTCGTTTGCCGTCTGGACGCCGGGACCGATAAAGCTGCCGCGACCGATGGTGGACCCGCCCGCGATCTGGACTTCATTCAAGATGCGGACGTCGTCACCGATGGTGCACCCGTACTGGATGTCGGCCATGGTGCCGATGACGCACCGCGCGCCGATTCGGTTGTCCTCGCGGATCACGGCGTGATCGCCGATGCAGCAGTCGGCGCCGATGAAGGTGCCGGCGTAGACCACGGCGAAGTCGCCGATGACGGTGCCGCTTCCGATGCGCCCGGCGGTGGGCTGGCGAACCGGCCGGCGATTGGCGGCGGTCGCCAAAGGGACGCGGCCCAGTGCGGCATGGGTCGAGACGTAGACGCCGGGCTCGATGAAGGGCGTCACGACGGGGATCGGGAGGGGTGCGCCGGAGTGGTTCACGACGACAACACCCTGCCGGCGAACCGGTCGAGCTCGCCTATCGCGGCGGACAGATGCTCCTCGCGCCGCGCCAGGACGCGGGCCTTGCTCTCCCGCCAACGCGGCTCGGTGACATCGTGCGCCGCGGTGCGCAGCGTGGACCGCGCGCTCACCAGTGCCTGCCGGATCATCTCGACGTCCAGCTCCGCAGGCCGGCGCCCGAGCTCGTCGCCGCGCTCGTTTACGACGACCGTCGTGCGGCGGCCATCGAGGATCTCGTCATAGGCGATCACGACTGATCGTCCGCCTTGTGCGCCGCGATCTTCTCGCGGAGGGTTTCGGCGTTCCAGCCATGGAACGGCTTGCGGCCGACCGCGGCCTCGTATTCGGCGCGGATCGCGGCAAGGTCTTCGGGCGCCGGAGTGGCGGCCTCGACGACGGGTGTGGGAACTGGTGTCGGCAGATCGACGGAAGGCGCAGCCTCGACCTTGCGGACGCGCTTCGTCGCCAGCAGCAGGCGGGCATCGCGCGGCTTCTCGACCTCGAACTCGTCACCCGGCAACAGGCGCCGCGTGTTGTACTTCAGCGACTTCACCGCGAGCAGCTTCATGGATCACTCCGGGCCGGGAGAAACGAAGACGGGCGACGCCGAAGCGCCGCCCGTTGATCGATCGGTCAGGCGTCCGTTAGGACACCGGGACCGCTCCTCCCCAGTCAACCGAGGTCAAATACGCGACCGCGGAGGTGCGGGCCCGCTTCCAGTTGATGGTGCGCTCCGCACGCAGCGCGACGCTGTTGGTCTGGAACATCGAGACCGAGCCGACGGTGGCGGTACCGGCCGTGGCGTCCATGCCGAGCCCGGTGCTGCGCATCTCGATCGAGGCCTCGCGGCTCATGTCGACCGCGACACCGCCCTCGTCGCCGAGGAAGATGTCGGCCGCATTCACCAGCGCGACGACGTTGCCGATGTGCTCGGACACGATGACCGGCAGGCCCTGGAACCGGCCGCCCGTCATGCTGATGCCCGGAAACTCCGGCTGACCCAGGGTGTTAACCATCATGGACAGCGCCAGCGCGTTGGTCGCCGACATGACCCAGACGCCGGTCGACGGGGCATTGCTCGCCGCGATGAACTTGGCGAACAGCGCGCGGACGTCGAGCCGGATGTCGTCGGCATCGTCGCCGGTCGAGACCACGGTTTCGGCGCCGTAGGTCACCGACGCCGGCTTGACGTTCGAAGAGCCGTTGTTGGACGGATCGATGAACGCGACGTCGAGGCCCGCGGCGATGGCCTTCACCAGCGCGTTGCGGACGATCATGTCGGAGTTCGGCGAGCTGTACCGGATGTTCTCCTCCGTCAGGACCGCGATGTTGGCGATCTTGAGCGGAGTGAGCGTCGAGCGGTCGTAGTCGAACGCCGTCAGCGGCTTCGGCTTGCCCTCGCCGACCCAATAGGCAGCACCGCCGCCGGTCTCGATGACGTACGGGCTGTAGAAGTCGAGGCGGGTCAGGCTGGGGACGCCGTCCATGCCGAACTTGCCCAGGATCGTGGCCGGGCGGAGGTACTCGAGGAACGCCGCGACCGCGGCGCCTTCCTGGCTCACCAGGTCATAAGCCCAGTTGCCGGACAGCGTGGTGCCGGCGACGACCTCGTTGGCCTTGGTGATGATGCCGACGACATGACTGTCGGGGCCGTACATCTTGCGGGCCATGATCAGGGGCGATTCGCCATCGAGGCGGGCCGCCATCTTGACCTTGACCAGCTGGGCGTAGGCGATGCCCTTCTCGAGCTTCGGGGCGGTCTTGACGGAGACGCCCGCGGTCGCGGCGAGCGGTTTGCCGGGCTGGTCGGGGTCCTCGACGGCGCGCACCGGCTTGGCGTTCTTGACCAGATCGGCCTCGACGCGCTTCAGGCTCGGCAGGTCGCGGTCGATGGTCGCGATCTCGGCCTCCAGGCCCTTGATCTCATCGAGCTGCGCGTCGTTGAGGGACTCGTCGGTCTCCTCGTGGATGGCCGCGATGCGCGCGGTGTTGGCGGCGCGCTTCTCTTCGAAGCGCGAGATTTTCTCGCTGATCTTCACGTTCTTGCCCTCCTTGGGCGTCGTGACGGTGTTCGATTTCCCGGACGCGGGAGGGGTGAGACGAACGACGCCGAGCCGCTTGTGGCCGGACGCGGCCCGCAGTTCGGTGTCGATCGATTTGACGGATTGAATGCTGCAGTCGCCGTTGGCCGGAATGGTCACGGCACTGAGCTCCAGCCAAAGCCAGCGGATGAAGCGGTAGCCGTAGCCGCCGTCATCGAGGCGCGAGTATTCCAGCTCCTTGAAGCCGATCGAGAGGCCCTTCACGAGCCCGCTCTTGATCGACTGCCAGGCCTCGTCGAGGCGATCCTTCAGCTTGCCGGGCTCGTCGACCTTGGCCAGCTCGACCGTGACCTCGATACCCGCGGCGGTGACCTTGGCTTTCGTCACGTGGCCGATCGGCTGACGTGAATCGTGCTGCCAGAGGAACGGGATCGGCAGATCGAACTCGGCGCCCTTCGGCTCGACAACATCGCCGCCGCGATCGGGGGTCGGCGTCGTGGCGATGCCCGTGAGGATGCGCTTGTCTTCGTCGACCGCCTTGAGGGTCAGTAGCGAATAGGCACGGTTCATTGGAGCCTCGCTAGATAATCAGCATCTGGAATTTTGGCTTCTCCGGCGGCACCGGGTTCAGCGACATGAACGTCGCGGCATCGAACATCGCCATCACGGGGTCGATCTTGGCGTCGCCGGCGTTCTGCTTTGTCGCCCGGATCGCCGTCGCGGTGGGCTCGATCTTGAGGTTGCCGACACACCAGCGCATCAGTTCGGAAACGGCGTGGCGGAAGGTGCCGTTCGCCAACTTCCGCTCGACCGTCTTGATCGCGTTCATCATGGCGTAGCCCTGGGGCGCGCCCTTCAGCAGGTTGTTCTCGACCGTGACGCCGATCTCCGCCAGGGCGTCGGCGAACTCACCGAGCCCGGCGGGGTCGACCGCGACGCACGCTAGGAGGCCTCGATCCTTGATGTCCTTGATGATCTCGATGATCGCGGAGATGTCGCCGAGTTCGTCGTCGACAATGGTCAGATCGCCTCGGCGCTGAAAGTCGGTCAGGGTCGACGCGATCGACTTCCGCCGCTCCAGCACGCCTTTGTGGCACCATGCATGCGACCACGACAGCCAGTCCTTCGTCTCGCGGCATCGGCCAGTCACATTGAGGCCGAAGAGGTCGTCGAGGCCGCCGCCGTCGATGCCTGGGATGATGACTTCGCAACGCTCACAGATGGCTTCAAGCGTGATTGAAGCGTCTTCGCGTCGCGGCCAGAAGTCGGCCCCAGGCCAGCGATTGGCCGTCAAGTTCATGCCGATCTCGACATTGAGATGCTTGGCTAGGAAGACGTTGCGCGTCTCCGGCCCCTTCTCGACCTCCTTGCGAAGCTCGTCCTCGAGCCATTCCGCGCTGACAGAACGGCCGATATTGGGGTTCGTGATGTAGAAATTCGCCGGGTCGAGGTAGGCCTCGGCCTTCACCATCTCCCTCGGAAACTCATAGATCACTGGCAGGAATTTGGGGTCCTTGATCTTCCCGTCGCGAACCTGCCGCGCATAATCCAGCTTATCCTTGAACACGCCGGCCGGCGGAGCGTCTGACTGCGTCGTGATCGAGATCACGAAGCCTTCAGGCCGTGATACCAGGCCGCCCGTCGCCTCGCGGAGCATAGCGTCGGCCCTTGGCTGCTTGCCGAACTCCCACAGTTCGTCGATGAGGACGAAGGCGGCCTTCTTACCGACCACCGTTGCTGCATCCGCCGCAACCACCTTCAGCGTCGCCCGCGTCTTCAGGTGCGTGATCGTCCGCAGGTGGTCCTGGATGTGCAGGAATCCATCGTCAGCGGCATTTAGATCCGGGTCTGCCCGAACCATGTCGGCCGCAGGCTTGAAGCTGTTCTGCGCTGCCTCGATCGTCGGCGCTAGGATCAGCAGCTCATTCGAGGCGCGCCAGTTGCGGATCAGCGCCGTCAGCATGATCCCGGCGGCGAGGGTCGACTTGCCGTTCTTCTTCGAGACGGTCAGGAAGAACTCGCGGATGAGACGCTTCCCGTTCTCGGCATCGTAAGCCCCGAAGATCGCGGCCACAAAATCCAAGATCCAAGGCTCGGCACACTCACCAAATGTCGGCTGCCCCGCCACGTCGACGACACGCAGCGCCTTGAACACATCCAGCGCCGCATTCGCTTCAGACCGGAAAAGCGGCTTGCAAGGGACGAGCGACTGCCTCGCGACGATCCGTTTCGACCAGTCGCGACAGGCAGTCGACCACTCAATCATCTGCCGTTATTCACCACGAGCTTGGGCGCCGTTGGCGCCGCGAATTTCCCAGCTGATGCGCTTTTCTCGGCGCGCGCCTGGCGCTTTTCTTTCTTGCCCATCTCAGCAGCCGTCGCGACCTCAGCGGGCCGCGTCATCGACTCCAGATGCTTCTGGGCCGGGACACTGCCGCTCTTCGCGCTCACGACAAGCATGCCGATGATCTCGGCGCGCTTCACTGCGGCGCCAGATTTCAACTCGGACCGATAGTATTTACGGAGCGTCTGGTGGTTGCAGCCGATCGCGCCTGCGATATCGGCGTGAGACATGCCGCAGGCAGACAGCATCGCGACGCGCTCGCGCAACTCGTCCGTCGCTACATAAATCGGCCGACCTGACATCGTTTTTCCTTGTGTTTCAGGCCAAAATCTGGAAGCATTCGGCTTCCCAAAAATCTATATGGCGAAAAAAACCTCTCCGTGGGGGCCCCAGGAGGGTGGAACCCTCCCCCCTGTTATATTATTTCAATACCCCCCGCCCTGGGGTAATTTTCTTTCGCGACATTTTCTTTCGTTTCACGACTTCCAAACGAAACATCGTTGCACTTAGCATGCTCACTGCAAATGATGCGATGCACCATCGCATCACAAGGCATGCGATCACCAACAGCGGACGATCTGATCGCCTCGTCTAGGTGTGTACTCAGCCCACCATCTCATCACCGCACCGCTCAGTGTCTCTCGGTATGCGGCTCGATCTGGGTCCGCCTCAATGCGCTGCAGGCATACGCTGTCAGGTGTCTCGCAGACCACGACGGCCTGGGGTTTGAGCTTGGTTGCCCACCACTGCCGCTTGATAGCCGTTGGCTCACTCACGATCAGAACAGCCGAGGCGCATGCGGTGCCGGGCTTGG